TATTAAGATGTTCTTCCCACAGGTTACTAAACCAAGTAGAAAAGAAGTTCAGGATCAAATTGAAAAGGTATATCCAGGTTCTAAAGTCAATTCATACTATATCTCCGATATTAAACCAGGCGAACAGTTTTTACAAATAGAAGATTGGCAAAAAGTGAATCGTCAAGATAAGACTGATGGTTTAAGTCAGAAAGCAGTTAATGCATATCGTCGTGAGAATCCAGGTTCAAAACTTCAAACTGCAGTTACTGAAAAGAATCCCGAAGGAAAAAGAGCAGCACGTCGCAAATCTTTCTGTAGCAGAATGAAAGGTATGAAAAAAAGATTGACCTCTGCTGAAACTGCAAGAGATCCAGATTCAAGAATCAACAAAGCCCTTCGTCGTTGGAACTGTAACTAATGAAAAACTTCAAGCAATTTATGTCAGAGTCAGTAAATATCTCTGGCGATTTTAACGGTAATCTTTACATCAATAGTTCAGAACCAGAAGTGGCGAGAGAATCATTCGTTGCTGATGTGGTTTGGGAAGGAAAAATATATAGAATGGAAATAGAAGGTGGAATGATGAGCAAGAATGAACTTGCAGAACATCTTCAAAGAGAATATCCTGGAGCAATTGTCCATAACGTTTATCCAGCATTTCAGCAAACATCAAAAATTAAAAACGTACAAAGATATCAACCAGAAAGATTGTCGTGGAGTGATTAATGGCTCAGTGGAATAAGACTATACAAGATTATCTAAACCAAGAAAGAAGTCTTCATGAGGTTTATCTTCGTGCTGATGAATATGGAAATATTCTGAATGAAGGTGCTTGCTCTAAATCTGCTTTTGGGGAAAACATTGCTATTCCAATCACTCCCAAAATTCAGGGTGATGCTGTATATGGATTAGATCCAAGAGAGTTTCAGACATTTAAATTTTCTAATAGTGGAATCGCAACTAACGGAAATTCACTTCTAAGAGTTGGTGCTGGAACAGATGCAAACTCTTATGGTGTAATTAGGTCCACAAACTTCCTGAGATATCGTCCAGGTCAAGGTGCAGTATGTAGACTTACCGCAGCATTCTCAGAAAATCCAGTTGGTTTTACTCAAAGAGCAGGACTATTTAATCAAGAGAATGCTATCCAAATTGGTTATGCTCATACCAATGGACAGTTTGGAGTTCTTCGTGCAAGTGGTGGAAAAACTGATATTCACAAGTTCACATTCTCAGCACTTGCAGATGGAAATGTAACAGTTACTCTTAACAATACTGGATTTACTGCAGTCACATTGAATACTGGTTCTCTCGCAGGAAACATTGCCCAACTTGTCAGAGGTCTTGAAGCACAAGCACTCTTTAATGCTTTGTATATTGCAGAATATGACCAGACTTCAATAACAGTCTTAGCAACATCTCTTGGTCCACAAACAGGGACATTTAATATAACAAGCACAACAACAATCACATTCACCAATCAAACTTTACAGACTGGTGTAGCACAAACAGAGAATTGGACTTTCCAAGAAGATTTTAATCTTGATAAACTTGATGGAACTGGAACATCGGGTGTAACGATAGACCCTTCAAAACTGAATGTGTATCAGATTAACTTCCGTTGGTTGGGTGCAGGTGAAATAAGATATGCGGTGGAAAATCCACTGAATGGGGATATGTTCTTCTTCCATCACGAACATTATTCAAATAGAAATACCATTCCGCACCTTGATAATCCATCAATGAAAGTTGGATATGTTGCTGCTAACTTGGGTGGTGCTACAAGTGGTGTTGTAACTTGCACTGGTGCATCATTCATTGGAGCAATTGAAGGAATTGTTCAACCCACAAGACTTCCGTATTCTGCAACTGCAACAAGAACTGATTCAATGAATACTCCAGGAAGTTTGTATCATCTTCTTACGGTTAAAAATAGAGTTATCTATCAGAACAAAATCAACACAAGGGATTTAATTCCGAGAAGACTTACAGGTTCTGTAAATACTGTTGGAGACCCAGCAGTTGTATACTTATATTATAATGCCCAGTTTACTAATGCATTAAGATGGACAAGTCAAACCGTCTTTAACGCATCTTTATATGCTACACAGGATAGCACTGGACTATTCATTTTACCAGCACAAAGCACTCCACCGATTGCAGCATTCCATGTATCGGATGGTGCTACGATTGATGTCGATTTGGTGAATATTGGCATCGATATTCCACCGGGAGGTTATATAACTGCTGTTATTAGCTCATCAAGTAACATGACACAGGCAAGTGCTTCATTCATTTATGTAGAAGATTAAGAGGTTTTATTATGACTGACAGTGTATATCTCGGTAATCCGAATCTAAAGAAAGCAAATACTGCAATCGAATTTACAGAAGAACAGATTCTTGAATTTGTTAAATGTAAAGATGATCCTGTTTATTTTGCTAATAACTATATTAAAATTGTTTCCCTGGATGAAGGACTGACACAGTTTCATCCATATCACTTTCAAGAGAAACTAATCAATAATTTCCATACTAATAGATTTAATATCTGTAAGATGCCACGTCAGACAGGTAAATCTACAACTGTGGTTTCTTATCTTCTTCACTATCTCATTTTTAATGATAGTGTAAATATTGGTATTCTTGCAAACAAAGCGGCAACTGCTAGAGAATTATTAAGTAGGTTAGCAACTGCTTACGAAAATCTACCGAAATGGATGCAGCAAGGTGTTATATCTTGGAATAAGGGAAACATTGAATTGGAAAATGGATCAAAGATTTTGGCTGCTTCTACGTCTGCAAGTGCTGTTCGAGGCATGTCGTTCAATATCCTCTTTTTGGATGAATTCGCTTTCGTCCCAAACCATATTGCAGACTCTTTCTTTGCATCTGTTTATCCTACTATTACTTCCGGTAAAAGCACGAAAGTAATTATTGTTTCAACCCCACATGGTATGAATCATTTCTACCGAATGTGGCATGATGCTGAAAAAGGTAGGAATGAATATGTACCAACTGATGTTCATTGGTCTGAAGTTCCTGGAAGAGATGAGGAATGGAAAAAGCAGACAATAGCAAACACCTCAGAACAACAATTTAAGATTGAGTTTGAGTGTGAGTTTTTGGGATCCGTTGATACTCTGATCGCACCTAGTAAACTTAAAAGTTTTGTTTATGAAAACCCAATACAAAGAAATGCTGGTTTAGATGTTTATGAAAATTCTCATGAGGGTCATGATTATGTAATTACAGTTGACGTTGCCAGAGGTGTAAGTGAAGACTACTCTGCATTCGTTGTTGTTGACATAACTTCTTTCCCACATAAAATTGTGGCAAAATATAGGAACAATGAAATTAAACCAATGTTGTTTCCAAATATTATATACGAAGTAGCAAAAAATTATAATGGTGCATACATTTTATGTGAGGTTAATGATATTGGTGATCAAGTAGCATCTTTACTTCACTATGACCTTGAATATCAAAATGTTCTTATGTGTTCCATGAGAGGTAGAGCGGGTCAAATTGTTGGACAGGGATTTTCTGGAAAGAAAACTCAACTTGGCGTTAAAATGTCAAAGACTGTGAAAAAAGTTGGGTCACTTAACCTTAAGACTATGATTGAGAGCGATAAACTTCTTTTTAAAGATTATGAGATAATCTCAGAATTAACTACCTTTATTTCAAAGCATAATTCGTTTGAAGCTGAGGAGGGTTGTAATGATGATCTAGCAATGTGTTTGGTCATTTATGCATGGTTAGTTGCACAAGACTATTTTAAGGAACTCACAGATCAAGATATTAGAAAGAGACTGTATGAAGAACAAAAGAATCAGATAGAACAAGACATGTCTCCGTTTGGATTCATTGTTGATGGTTTAGATTCTAGTAGTTTTGTAGATGTTGATGGGGACAGATGGTTTACTGATGAATACGGAGATATGGCATACATGTGGGAGTATCAATAATGGATATAGACAAGCAGATTAATCTTGGGCATCTGCTATTAAATGATAGGAAGTGTAGAGTGTGTGGAGAAACTAAAAATTTAGTAGATGGTTTTTATAGAACAAGAAAAAATAGAGGAGCAGTAGCTTCTTCATATTCATATGAATGTAAAGATTGTACTGTAAAAAGAGTTATTATTAGTAGAATGCAAAGTAATATCTTTGGTAAATGGGAATACCCTGACTGGTAGAGTGTTCGCGTCATGTTTCCCCCGCTAAAAGTAACTTTTTAATAAATATTTTGTAGATAAACTGAGAATTTTACGGAGAAAAACATGGCGACTCCTCAATTATCTCCTGGTGTACTCGTCAGAGAGGTTGATTTAACAGTAGGGAGAGTTGATAATGTTTTAGATAATATCGGTGCGATTGCTGGACCTTTTCCACTCGGACCTGTTGACGAACCAATTGATATTAGCAACGAATCGGATCTCATCAACGTTTTTGGTAAGCCACTCTCAACAGATGCACAGTATGAGTATTGGATGAGTGCCTCATCCTTCCTTTCATACGGTGGCGTCCTTAAAGTTGTAAGAACTGGAGGATCAACCCTCAACAACGCAAACGCAGGTGTTGGAATCGCTTATACAACTGCATTAAGAGTTGACAATTACGACGATTATATCAACAATCACTCAGAAGCAACTGATTTTACATTTGCTGCTAAGAACCCAGGATCTTGGGCAAATAGTCTGAAAGTTTGCTTGATTGATGACAAAGCAGACCAGATTGTTGGTATTGCTACTACCAATCTTTCAGCAGCTGGTGCAACAATCGGTGCTGGTGTTACTGCAGCACTGACCAATGTTGTTCTTGTTGGTTCTGGAACAACCTCACTTTTCAATGGTTACTTAAAAGGCATTATCACAGGTGTTTCTACAGACGCCACTAACGCTGCAAGTACAATTGACGTTAAGATTGTTTCTAGAGTATCTTCGGCAGGTACAGAAACAAAAATTGATTATGCAGAGGGTGCTGAACTCTTTTCATATACAACATCATCAAGTCTACACTTTGTAAATAGTTCAGGAATTAATACTGGAGTTTCAGCAGTTACTCCTTATACTCCAGCAACAGTTCAAGACTGGTATGATCAGCAAACTTTAGGTTTAACGAATACCGTTATTTACTGGAAGGAAATTGCACCAAAACCTGTAACCAACAAGTATTCACTTGATGCACAAGGTAAGAATGATGCTCTTCATATCGTTGTTGTAGACGATACTGGATCAATCTCTGGGGTTCGTGGAAACGTTCTTGAGAAGCATCTCAGTGTTTCTAAAGCACTTGATGCAATCTCTAACGTAAATGCTCCACAAAAAATTTGGTACGAAGGTTATTTGGCAGACTTCTCACCAAATGTCTATGCTGGTGGTAATCCATCTAACGCAGTTGATGGATATTGGGGAACAAAACCAGTAGCAACTGGATTCACCACTTATTCTGGTGTTAAATCACAATCCTTCACTCCAATTTCTATTGGTGATGGACTCTGGGGACAGAATGCTCAGGGAGTAACTTACAGCGGAATCGGAAATACTACCTACACTCTTAGCGGTGGTGTTGACTATTCTTCTAATGGTGGAATGAAACCAGCTCTTGGAGATCTGATCACTTCATATGGTTTGTTCTCAAACAAAGATGAAGAAGAAGTAGATTACCTGATCATGGGTCCTGGTTTTGATGCAAAATCGGATTCACAAGCAAAAGCAAACTACTTGATTTCTCTTGCAGAATCAAGAAAAGATTGTGTTGCTTGCATTGGACCACATAGAGCAGATCTAATTGGAATCACTAACACAACAACTCAAACGAATAATCTGATTGATTACTTCAGTTCATTGAGTTCTTCATCTTATGCGGTCTTTGACAGCGGTTACAAGTATACCTACGATAGGTTCAACAATAAGTTCCGTTACATTCCTTGCAACGGAGACGTTGCTGGATTGATGACAAGAACAAATATTGTTGCATATCCTTGGTTCTCACCCGCTGGTCAGCAAAGAGGTGTTATTAATAACGCAGTTAAACTTGCTTATAACCCAAGCAAGGCACAAAGAGACAAACTCTATCCTGCAAGAGTAAACTCAATCATTACTCAACCTGGAGTTGGAACGATTCTCTTTGGTGATAAGACTGCACTCGGATATGCTTCAGCGTTTGACAGAATCAACGTTCGTCGCTTGTTCCTCACAATTGAACAAGCACTTCAGAGAGCAGCAGAAGCACAACTCTTTGAACTGAATGATGAACTGACAAGAGCAAACTTCAGAAATATTGTTGAACCTTATCTTCGTGATGTTCAGGCTAAGAGAGGTCTGTATGGATTCTTCGTTGTTTGTGACACTACAAACAACACTCCTGATGTTATTGACAATAATGAATTTAGAGCTGATATCTTCCTGAAACCAGCTAAGTCAATTAACTATGTAACTCTTACTTTCGTCGCTACACGCACTGGCGTAAGCTTTGAAGAAGTAGTTGGTAGAGTTTAATTTTATTATCTAAATAACAAAAGGAGGACTTAACAATGGCAACGACTAGAGAAAACAAAACAATCTCTCAATTTAAATCAGCACTGATTGGAGGTGGTGCTCGCCCCAATCTATTTGTTGTTGAAATGACACTTAATGAACTCGGATTTGATCTTCCAACATTCGACTCTGACAGATTCCAGTTCATGTGCAAAGCAGCAGCTCTTCCAGCACAAAATATCGCATCAATTGATGTTCCTTTCCGTGGAAGAACTTTTAAAGTTGCTGGAGACAGAACAATTGATGTTTGGACAGTAACTGTCATTAATGATGAAGACTTCATTCTGAGAAGAGCATTCGAAGAGTGGTCTAATCAAATTGCAAGTCTTGATCTCAATCTTGGTGCAACTGATCCAAGTGCATACATGGCGACAGCAAGAGTATTCCAGTTGGGAAGAGGTTCTACACCTAACAGTAGAGACAACAGCGGAGGTGCCAATTCCGTTCTTGCTGAATATGAATTCATTGATATTTTCCCAACCAACGTATCTCAAATTGATCTTTCTTATGATTCTTCAGACACGATTGAGGAATTTACAGTTGAATTCCAAGTTCAATCATTTAATATCGTTGGAGCAGGTG